GTGGAAACAAATGTACTGTTCGCGCTGTCGCTGACGGTTATGGCAGGACTTGCAACCGGAATCGGCAGTATAATAGCATTGTTTGCAAAAACCACAAATACAAAATTTCTCGCCGGCTCGCTCGGATTTTCAGCCGGAGTAATGATATACGTTTCAATGATTGAAATTTTTCAGAAGTCACGCACATATATCGCGTCAGCTACAAATGACACTGTGGGATATTATATCGCGGTAGTATCATTCTTTGTCGGAATACTTCTTATCGGACTTATAGACTACTTTGTGCCGTCAACAGAGGGCGATATAGGTAATCTGACCGAAAACGAAACCCGCTCGATTGCCCTAAAACGTATGGGATTTATGACCGCCCTCGCAATCGGCATACATAACTTCCCCGAAGGCCTCGCAACCTTCACCTCCGCCCTAAAAGACCCTCATCTCGGGCTTGCCATAGCTGTATAGATAGCAACAAGATACATAACTAAAAAGAACATAAGCATTTTGCCTATGTTCTTTCTTAATTTGTATGGGTTATTCTTGAATAAAATCTTCAATCACATCTTGCAAATGACAGGGTGACAATCCGTATTTGTTCAGCCTGTCTATTAATTCCGCCACTTCTTCCTTATTCGGCGACACATCTTTGACAGACACTTCGTCACACTTAATGCCGTATGTGGTCTTTACTACTCCGTCAATATTCTTTTTGTCTTGCGTAATTGTATACATAGTTATATCTTAGTCCTTTCTTATCCTATGTTATATAATACAACATATGCCACTAAATTACAATATTGTTTGATGTTTTGTAAATAAATTGTAAATTGCCGAAAAAAAATAAGGGTGGCATTACACCACCCTCAAAACTACTTATCATACATACCACATCTGTACTCCCTACAAATAGTTCGCAGGTCCTTATAGGACAGACCTAATCTCCCTTGCTCGTCACCGACCAATGCGCCGTAATCTTGCGCGGCTTGTACTGCCGTTCTTGCCCACGACGGCATATTGTCATCATTGAAATCGTAAATCATTGTAGTTTGAACTACATTCACCAACTGTTTGTTGATGTTTTTTAAATCGGCAATTTCTGCCGCCTGTTTTTCGATTAATTCTTTTAATTCTGTATATTGTGACATAGTTAAATCCTCACTTCCTGTTAATCGTCTTTTAAAATCTTCCCATAGCTCCGGCTGACGTACAAACGGCTCAGGACACTTTTTATCCCACACATCATAATGGCGCAATACGTTTTCTACCGGAACATTGTATTTATTCATTAAATATCTTGTCAATTTAATCGTCTGTTCCACAATCCCGTCACGAATATAGTATTTACCGTCCGCACCAATACGACTGCACATTTCAATCGAAATACTGTTCATATTCCTGCAATACGGGTGTTTGTAAATTTTTGTACCACCGACAGCCCACGCCGCCCATTTATCGGGTACAGATTGATATATTCCGTCATCACCGATAAAATAATGTGCAGACGCACCACGATTTGCGCCGCTGAAATAATTGCAGTTGTTCAATGCCGTATCGCCGTTATTTGACGTAAAATGAATGACGATATATTTAATATCGCCATTCCTGTATGTGTAGCAATTAGACGTGTGGCACTGCGGACCTTGTTTGATTTGAATATCCATTGTTTATACCTCAATTCTTAATTTCCGGCAAACCGGCAACCGAGGTCAGCAACGACAGTACGCCTGCTAATGCCGCCGCTGACGCAACCATTACCCAGTTGACGTCACCCAGTACGGCGGCCGTACCGATTGTCGCAATCGCTGTCTGTGCAATCGTCTTGATTGCTCTTATTCCTGCCGCTTTAAACCATTCTTTCATTTTTATGTACCTCCTAAAATACTAAAATCCTAACATTTTAACAAAATAACCTATCAAACCGCCCACTATTGCCGTAATAATGGCGGTAACGACTGTTTCGTATCGCTTTGTAGGACGTTTTTCTATTTCGTCCACACGTTCGGTTATATCATTTACGTCCCCACGCATTGCTTTAGTTTCCGTAGCTATGATGTGGACGCTTTCAGTCAGCTTGTCCAAGCTGTCTAAACGGTGGTGCGCCGACTTTGTGGACTGTTCTACCGCAGTCAGTCTCTCCCATAACTCTTTTTCATTTTCTGTTTCCACTATAATGTCCTCCTAATTTTTATTGATTTCTGCAACCAACTCTGTGTAATCATCTTCTGTTAATCCACCAGATAAGACAAGCACATCAAATTTTTCAAGCATTTGTTCTTTGCCCATCTTTCCAACAGCTACAATCTTCTTACACAATCCGTATGAACGTCCGTGATTCATATTTCATACCTCCTATTCCGTTATTCCCATTTCCAACATTGACAATCGCACATCAACATCAAGCATAAACTCGTCCGTATATTCAGGCAAAGACGCTTCATATGCTTCTTTACTGCCATACTTGACTATTTCGGCTAATTCAGTATATGGGTCATCTGTGCGTAACACTATCCCCTCTGCCCATTTATATGGGTTGTCCAATTCTTCTACATTCTGAACACTTAACAATTTATGCTTGTCAACATAATTTGTTTTAAAACCGTTTACTTCTTCCTCGTCCAAGAAATACTCAAGTGTTAGGTCAAAGTTATCTGGATTATCAAAACCTTCGTCCAAAAATTTTACTGACTTTAACGTTTTCAAAGTCACTATATAATTTACACACTGTACTATATTGTTAGGTGTAATTCTAAAAAATTCACTTATATTCATAGTCTTCCTCCATATTAACTTACGCTTCTAAATGACGGTGCTGCCATTCCCGAAACTGTCTTAGTATCTGTTGTTGACGTGCCCGTACCATTTGTGCCTATCCAAGTTGATTGATTTGTATAGCAAGCCTCAAAGAAACAATAATTTTTCAATGTAGCCAAACTCGCCGCCGAAAACCATAACTTACAGTTAGATGCCATACAATAAGCACAGAAAATCACTGACGCCGATATATACAAGTCACAATGGTTAATATGAGATGCACTAAAATAGCCTTCTGCTTGAAGTATCTTAATTCGGCAGTTAGCAAGACTGTTAAAGTTTCCTGTTGTCGTTTCTGATTGACTAAATCGCCTACATTCAATTTGTGTGCCAATAATATTCATTGTAGAGTCGTCCTCAATATAGCTATGATTGCTACTAACAGTTGTGCCTATATGCTTTATAAAACCGCCAACCATACTACCCTCACACCTGTAAAAAACACCATTGCTAAGTGTGTTATTACTTGTTGTAGGAAATATTATATCTGTGTCAATAATTTCGGCAGTACAATCTCTAAATATCCACCAACAAGGATGGCTGTTATCATAGCGTTTTGCAGGCAATGTTACAGATATTCTACTATTCTTTAACTTCACTTTACAATTAAAGAATATTGAATCTGTGTTGTGCATTGTGTTTGCATAACTGATTGAACAATTATCAATTTGCAGTACGTCATAATCGTTAAAAGCACCTGCATTAGGACTAATATTACTTGTGGATAAAAAATTTATATCCATATTTGTAAGATGTAATGTTGGACTTGTACCCACAAGGTTTGATATAAGAAAAATATAACTTGTGTTGACTTTAGTAATACCCCTACCTTGTCCCTCAATTACAACATTCTTCTTTTGCAGAAGTCTGCTCGACAAATTATATGTCCCCTCTAAAAGGATAATTTTTCCCCCGTCTGTTAAAGAGTCCATTGCTTTTTGAATAACTATATCGTCATCTGTTCCCGAACATTTAAAGTCACAGTACCTTGTCACCGTCGATGAACCGACTGTTATAACAGATGGCTTACCTGAAACAAACTGCTTATCAGATGATAGTGCTACCCAGTATGTACCATCATACACAAATTCAACAATTTCATTCGTCGACCAAGAATTGTATTGAGTTATAGCATCATATGAACCGTCTGCTCGTAATAGCTTTACTTCTTTTGCTCCTGTTGAATTTACATTTAGCGTAACTTTACCTTGTGTTCCGGCGAAAGGATAAGTAAACCTTACTAAAACCCTCACTCCTGTTAGTAGTTTAAAATTAGTAATGCTCAATCTTCTATCGCTTATTGATGGACTGTCGGGGCATACTGCATAAGGCGGTTGTTGCCATATCGGAGCACCGCTTCCGTTGCTGATTAAATTATATCCGGTCGTTCCCGCACTTGTCGGCGCATACCACGACTTGCTTGCCGTTGCCGAACCGTTATAGCTCGTTGCTGAGCCGTTCATTGTCAGTGTCAATGAATTCGGATTTTGCATTGACGTTGGTTTGTTGGATAGGTCAGAATATGAACCTGTAAACGCTACCGTTTTTAAATCGGTAAAGAATTTCTTTATTTTTCCGAACAATGTGCTTAGCGTTTCACCACTCGCTATATTTACTCGTGTGCTTGCCTCTGTAAATGTCGGTTGTTGCAAATTCTTATCCGCCTCTGTTCTTGCGGTTTCTTCGTTTGACAGTTTTGACTGAATTTCAGTAATGCACTTACTTACCAAACTCCAAAACCAATTAAAAACATTTGCCGACGGTTTATATCCGGCTTTAAATCCGTCATTTTTCAGACTATCGCTCGGCTCGGTGCCTGTATTCTTCCATTCAGGCAAACTATTATTAAAATTCATACATTTATTCTCCCCTCTTAAATATTTCCTAAGTAACCGCCGTGACCGTTACCATCGGCAAATCCTGTTTCAATGTTATAGTCATTTTCGTGGTCGGCAAATTCAAATGTTCCGCTATATTCATACGCATATAATACCGACAAATGTGCCGGTTTCAGATCCTCGATAATATTCTTAATCACACTTTCCGGCACATTCGGTTGATGAAAAATCACCGTAAAACTGTAATTCTTAATATCTTCGGTTATATCAACCAATACACCGTAACTCTCAATTACCGCCCGCAAATTCGCCTTTGTTGAGGTTTGCGACCCTCTCATTCTTATTTTAATAAGGCTCTTTCGTGCCTCAAGGGTATTGCCGATTTCTGATATACCCAAACTTTTTTCATATTCTCTTACGGCATCTTCATCGGCACTGTCAATAAATCTGTTTTTCATAAACATTTCTATCAACTCATACAAACGTTCAAATTCCGCATTGACGGGTGTATTTAATGCTTTTATATACCGTGACTTTTTATAGTACGACGGTAAATTCTGTCCTACATCAGCCAACGGTAACACCCCCAAGGACAGCGATTTCAGTTTCGGATATTGCGATATTTTCTGTTTTTGAATTGATTTTCAAATTTGAATAATCGTCAACACCGTCTGTATTCAATATGGTTTGACCTATTTTTGCATACGACACATATCCGTTTGCAAAAGACACATCACGCAAATAATTTCTGATATTCGCTTTAATACTTTCAATTGTACTTTCGTCCACATCTGCCGAAAACGTAACATTTATACTTACTGTCGTTGCAGTTGTAACTGTTACATCTGCACCTATTGGGCATTGTTCATCTATATAACTCTGTACCTTATTTATAAGCTCACTTCCCGCAAGTTGTTTTTCGCTGTCAACGATTATCACTTTAACCGTTCCCGCCCCGTTCCACAACGGCAAGCATTTTGCGTCACCCACTCCGTCAACTGATTTTGCCCAAGAGATATACTGCCACTTATTCCCGCTTGTTATAGGATGCGAAACATATTCGGTAAAACGCTTTCGCAGTTCAACATCACTTTCTTTGTCACTGCCTCCTGTGGTTGAAATTTCATTTGTTACGGATACAAGTCCTTGAATCGTAACCGGAAATCTGTTTATTTTCCCTTTTTCAACATTGCCTTTTACTCCGGCACTGTCACACACAATTCGTACCGTTACACTTCCGCCGTTTGGTATAATCGCATTTTCGGTTATATTAAATATAACATTACCCGCCGCCACCTTTTCACCGACAGACACTTTTGCTCCGACGTTACCGCTTACAGTCACATATCCTGTTGCATAGCTTGCCTCTTTGCGTTCCAATCCGAACTCGCCTACACGCATATCAAGATACTTACCCGTAGCGGTTGACGCATAAAAATAGGAGTCAAGAGATGATATAATATCATAAACATTCTCAAACTCCGTTGCCGTTGATTTTTCTATATCGTATGTATAAGTTCCCGATGACGTATCATATCTTGACGGTATCTGCAAAAGCATACGTTCAAGTATTGTATCAATAGTTTCAGCCATTATATCGCCCCCTTAACGTCATTTATATCGCCGTACACGCTGTTTACGGTAAAAGATACTGTAAGCAGTGAGCCGTCTACTTCCATATTAAAGTTATCAATACTCACTATATCTTCATTTGCGGTAAGCATTTCGGTTATCTCGCGCTTGACTTCCGAACGGATGTAGTCACGATTGTAATTCTTTCCGACAAAAGTATCTTCTATATTTATACCGTATCCTGTACCGTTATAAATTTTATATCTGCCCTTTTGCGTATTGAGTATTTTTTGCACCCAATTTTTTATACGTTCCCTGCCGACCGTCATTTTCGGACGACCGTTTATAATAATAAAATCGCCCTTTTGAAAATCAAATGCAGGTTCTGTTTTTGTGTAATCAGCCATTCTCCGTCACCCCCAACACCAAATATCTGTTATTGCCTCTGTACGGAATCATTGCAACTTCTCTGCCTTTATAAACATATCGTCCGTCAATATCCTGTTTGTATAAATCAATAAGACTTTTTATATGGTCCTTAGTCAGAATTATTTTAGAGGTGAATTGTATTTTAAGGTTCGGTAGCTCAATTATTTTACCGAATACGACAAAATCACTCGTTGCGTTTTCACGGTCCTTAAACATCTTTGCAAGTGTTTCGACTCCGTTTTTCATACTAATCTCTCCATATCAATTTTATTGTAGTGAACACCGTTTTTTATACTGTGCTGACTGCTTGTAATCACATATTTAACACCGTCTTTTTCTATCGTACTTCCGGCTCGTGTATAGCTTGTCAGCTCCTCTATTATTTCACCGGAATACGTTTCATCTTCCTTATTCAGCTCGCCAAGATTTTTCTTTGCCAAGTCCGACGCATTATCTCCGTCATTCATTTTTACCACTTCTTGCAGAAAGCCGTATTTTGATATACTCTCCTCGGCTTTCAGAGTAGTCATAACGTCCGTATCGGTTATCACCTTAACACTGTTCTTCATATTCTCAATACTGCCTTTATGCTCAATATTACCCATATACTGTACTGAGTTTTTGAGTTCGGTATTCGGCGATATTCTAAACTTCGGCTCGACCGACATATCACTGCACAAATATATACGCATACCGTCGGGTACAAAGTCAAAGTTATACCCGTTTCCGCACTTATCAAGAATATCCTTGATAACGTCCGATACAGGCTTGTCAATATATATTTGCGTTATAAGCGTACTCAATTCGGGAATAAGCACAATCGGAATGTATAAATCGTTGCATATTTTCTTTATGCAGTCATCGGCTCGCATAGATGTAAACTGATATGTGTCGGTGGTTTTGTTCAGATACCACCCTACATCAACGGCAGTATATTTGTTTTCATACATTGCTCCGTCGTCAACCTCGATTATTACACCTCTGAAATCTTCTTTATCTCCTCCGCTGTACCTCATAATATCGCCCATTTTTGGTATGTATATATTCATATACTTCATTTCTTTAGGTTTCGGAGTGCTGAAAGACATCGTTGTCGCAAGTGTATTTTTTGTATTTGTCCACGATATATCTCCTATATGCTTTGATACGTCTGTATCATTTACCACTACTTTCAAAGCACCGTCTAACAGCATAGGTGCTTGTTTGAAAATCGAATTGTGGATAGGTATTTTTTCGTTGGTATCCGCAAAATGATATTCTTTTTCACCGGATGTACTTCCTGTACTTCCGTATGTCGGCTCTGTATCGCTTGTCCAAATTCTCACAACACGGGCAGAGCGGTTAATCCCTTCAGCCTCTAATGCAGATGTGAATTTTTCATTGCCTATCACAACATTTCCGTCAATGATAAACTCCGTCATATTTGCGTCACTGCCTGTGTGATACATATGTCGGCTGTCGGTTTCGCTATCTTTCTTTTCGTCACCTTTGACTGCGTATATCACTTTACCGTCGTCAAATTCAATCTTAACAAACGTGCCGTCCGGTCCGTAATACGAACCGAGTGCCATACAAATAAAATCTTTGTACTTTCGCAATCCGCCATTTGACGTACTGCTGTCACTGCCCCACAAGTATTTATATCCGCTTGCTTGACTGTTCGTATATGTTTGGTATGCCATATATGATTTAGTTGCGAGCGACTTTCCGATGTTCGGTATTTCTCTCTCAACCCAGTTTGCAATATAACCGCCTCCGTCTTTGGTATATCTGAGTACACAATCCCACGGATAATTTCTGTAAGGCACGTTGGTAACAATACCGAATGATGTTCCTCTTGCCTCAACGGTTGTTCCGCCGTCTGCCTGTACCAAAGCGGTATGGTCTGCTTTATTTAAAAGCACATCACCTTTTAACATACCTGCTCCGTTTGACAGATTACAGGACGATGTTACGTCTTTAAATCCACACGAAATAAAAACGTTATACATATCCCCCGTATATGTAGCACCATTATCTTTTACAGGCACTCCCGCATTTTGATATGCCGTTATAACAAAAGAAGAACAATCATAATGCGGTCCCCATCTCACGTCTTGACTGTACCAATGACTGTCGTCATTTGCAATATCTGTCGCCCATTGAACTGCATTATCAATTACACCCATATATACCTCCATTTT